GAGGGCAGCAAGGCAGCGTCAAATTTGATGATGCTGGCACCACTGCGGCAACCATCACCAGCACCCGCTCATGGTCGCTGACCGTTGAGAAGGAATCGCTCGACACCACCGCACTGGGCGCCACCTATCGCGCCAATGTTGGCGGGCTAATCAGCGGATCTGGCACCTGCGAGATCCTCTACACCGCATCTAGTGCCGATGAGACTAACGTCTTCATCGAGCACATCAATACCGCCAATGATGCCGGCGAGGCTCTGTTTGAGCTGTACCTTGATACCAGCGGCACCAAGAAGATTAGCTTTGATGGCGTGATCACTTCGGCTGAGTATTCTGCAACCGTAGGCGAGATCGAAGTCATCACCTTGAACTTCGTGACCAACGGCGCCATCGCTCTGGACATCTGATCATGGCTTTTTATCGCGGGCAACAAGGCACGGTCTTCTTTGATAAGGCTGGCAGTGGTGGTCTTTCCGAGATCGCAGCAGTGCGGTCTTGGAGCATGACCGTTGAGAAGGAGTCCTACGACGCCACGTCGCATGGCGCTACCTATCGCGCCAATATCGGCGGATTGATCAGCGGCTCTGGCACCATCGAGGTGATGTACGACGCGCCAGGTGCTGGTGACAAGCTAGACCTGATCAAGGACGCCAACCAAGCAACCGACGAGGCTGATGCATTCGTTGAGTTGTACCTTGATGAGACTGGCGGCAAGAAGATCACGGGCACTATTGTGGTGACCAGTTCTGAATACGGTGCTACCGTTGGCGAGATCGAGATTGTGACGATCAACTTCGTCTCAAGCGGTACTCTCACACTTAGCATCTGATGCCTGCCAGCACCCAGCGCCCAGTTGATCTACTCACGGGCGCTTTTGATCTGAACCAGCGCCGTAAATTCAGCGTCACCAATGACGCTGGCGATGCGGTGTTAGATCTTTACTTCAAGCCCATCACCCGCGCTGATCGCAAAAAGGCGACCACGCTTGCCGGCTCCGATGAAGCGCTAGAGATCAGCACGCAGATGCTGTGTCAGATGGCAGAGCTTGAAGATGGCACCAAGGCATTTGCCGCTGCTGATGCTGCCAAGCTGCAACGCGAACTACCCGAGCGTGTGCTGAACGAACTGGAGTTATTCCTGTTTGGACTCGGCGGCGAAGCTAGCATTGAACAAGCAAAAAAAGATTAGAGGAAGACTCTTGGTTATTCTTTGAGTTCTTCCTAGCCTCAGAACTCGGAATGACAGTCAGCCGGTTGCGCACTGAGCTGACTGATGCTGAGTTCATACATTTTGCGGCTTACTACGAGGTAAAGGGCAAGCGCGAGAAGATTGAGATAGACAAAGCGCGGCACCGATAGACTGATCGTATAGGGAGTTGCTGCTGTGGCTGTTGCTGTTGTTGACGTACAAGTAAATAGCCAAGGTGCTGTACGCAATCTTCGGCAAGTCAACGCGGCGTCAAAAGCTGCTACGGCAAGCATCGGTACTCTGCGCAATGCAGTCGCCGGGCTAGCGGCAGGATTCGGCGCAATTCAAGCAGCTAAGTTCGTATTCGCCAAAACTGCAGAACTTGAATCTCAAACCAGAAGCATTCAGACGCTGACTGGCAGTGTCCAGCAAGCAAAGCAAATTATCCAGGAGCTGCAGCAACTTGGAGCAGCAACGCCATTCACCGGCACCGAGCTGATCGAAAGCGCTAAGCGCTTGACGGCATTTGGCGTTAGCGCCAAAGATGTGGTAGAAACCACTCGGCAACTTGGTGATGTTGCCGGCGCGACAGGCGCAAACCTAGGCGAGCTGTCACTGGCTTACGGCCAAGTCATTGCCAAGGGCAGGCTGCAAGGCGAGGAGCTGCTGCAGTTCCAGGAGCGTGGCGTTGCGTTGCAAGATGAGCTGCGCAAGATGTACGGACTGACCGGCGAAGAGTTCAGCAAAGCGCTGAGCAAAGGCCAGATCAGCGCAGAAGCTGTTGAGGTTGCTTTACAGCGGCTAACAGATACAGGCGGCAAGTACGCCAATGGTGCTATCGCTCAAAGCGATACGTTGAACGGTCGATTTAGCACGCTGCAAGATGGCGTTGAGTCACTAGCAAGAACTGTTGGATCCGCACTAACGCCAGCAATCAAGGCGGTACTGAATGAAGCTATTTTTGCACTCAATACAATCAATCAGCTAATTGCAACAGGCGCTAGGGCTAAGTCATTCGGCATGGGACAAGCGCAGCGCCAACAAGTTCTGCGTCAAGCGCAAAGCGAAGCAGAGCGAATTGTCAACATGCGTCGAATCAAAGATCCATTCGAGCGCAATCGACAATTTCAGCAGCTTGCTGCGCAACGCGAACGTGATCTAATTGAATCGTTTGGCATCAGCACCGGACAAGTAAAGCCACAGGTCACGGCACCGCAGGGACCGCGTGGCGTGCCCGAGCTACTTGGCGGTGATAGCGGCGGCCGCAAAGGCAAATCCGACGCCGAAAAAGCAGCAGACAAGGCAGCGCGTGAAGCAGAGCGTGCAGCAGAAGCCGCGAAGAAAGAATCCGAGCGAGTTGCCGAAGTCATCCGAGCGCGAATCGCTGAGACCGGCTTGATTCGCGCCCAATCCGAACTGCAGGACAAGATCACCGCCGCTGAAGCGGCGCGGGATCCAATGCTCGTTGCACGACTGCAAGGGCAGCAACGTGAGCTAGACCTGCAATATCAATACGCTGAGCAGTTGGTTAAAGAAACCAATGAACAAGCTAAAAAAGCAATCATCTTTGAGCAGCAAACTGCGCTAGTTGCCAATCAGCGTGAGGTGCAACGCGATCTAAATGAACTGCAAGCAAGAGCTGATCAAGACAGATTCAATGCACTGCAAAAGCACATCGAGCAGCAGTACGAGCTGAATACAGCAGCCCAGAATCAGCTTAAGCTTGCAGATGGCATCTCTAATACTCTCGGCCAAGGGATCGGTGGTGCATTTGATGCGCTAATTGCTGGATCAGAAGCATTTGGTGCAAGTCTCAAGCGGATTGCATCTGGAGTGCTGATTGACATTGCAAAGCAACTGCTGCAGATCTTTGTGATCGAACAGGCAATCAATGCACTGAAAGGAGTGCTAACGCCATTTAGCGCTGCAACGCCACTGGGCGCTGGTGGTGGCATGGTCGGCAAATTTGGCACGCTCGGCCCGAACTTTGGCATCCCGCAGCGAGCTAACGGCGGTTCCGTCACGGCTGGGCAGCCATACCTTGTAGGCGAGCGTGGACCTGAACTATTCATGCCGGGTCGCAGTGGTGGCATTGCACGCGCTGGCAGCTTTGGCGGTGGCGCCAATATCGTGGTCAACGTCGACGCAGGCGGCACCAACGTGCAAGGCAACCAGCCTGAGGGGCAGGCACTTGGTCGCGCCATTGCTGCTGCAGTGCAGGCAGAATTGATCAAGCAAAGGCGACCTGGAGGCATCCTCGCGTAATGGCTACATTTCCTGCAATCACGCCTGCCTATGGCGCCAACAAGTCATCAGCGCCCAAGGTGCGCAAAACGCAGTTTGGCGATGGCTACGAACAACGGATCACATTTGGCCTGAACCAGAATCCAAAGACGTGGGATTTGACTTGGCAAAACATCACAGAGGCCAATAGCGATACCATCGAGGCATTTCTAGATGCACGCGCTGCTGATGGCGCCAGTTTTGACTGGACACCACCGGGCGAGTCGTCCGCTAAGTGGGTGTGCGAAACATGGCAAAAGACCATCCCGTATACCGGACGCGCAACGATCACGGCAACATTCCGGCAGGTATTTGAGCCATGACCGTACCCGTCTCAGCACTGCAGGAGATAGCCCCCGGCGCGGTCATCGAGCTGTTTGAGCTGGAGCTAAATACTGCCCAGCATGGCGCAAGCGACACCTACCGCTTCCACGCTGGCACCAGCCTTAACAACAATGGCGAGGTGGTGTGGAATGGCAATAGCTATCAGCGTTTTCCTGTCGAGGCTGACGGTTTTGAATACAGCGGCAATGGTCAGCTCCCGCGCCCCAAGATCCGCGTCAGCAACATCCTCAGCACCATTACGGCACTGCTGCTGACGTTGCCTGACGGCTTGGAAGGTGCCAAGTTCACACGCATCCGCACGTTGGCTCGCTACATCGACGCCGCAAACTTCCCTGGTGGCACTAGCCCCTACAGTCCCGACCCTACGGCGGAGTTTCCGCGTGAGATCTACTACGTCGATCGCAAAACCATCGAAAACCGCGAGGTAGTCGAGTTTGAGCTTGCGGCCGCTTTTGACCTTGCTGGCGTCAGCGCACCTAAACGGCAATGCATCGCCAACATCTGCCAGTGGGTATACAAGTCAACCGAATGTGGCTACAGCGGCGGGCTGCCGACCTGCCTCAAGACATTGACTGACTGCAAAGCGCATTTTGGCGCTACGGCTGAGTTGCCTTTTGGCAGCTACCCCGGTATCGGAGCGTTTACGGGATGACCTGGAAGCACGCTGCAATGGATCATGCACGCGGTGATGTGCCGCGTGAGGCGTGCGGGCTTGTGGTGGTGATCAAAGGCCGCGAACGCTACTGGCCATGTCGCAACCTGAGCACCGGCACCGATCAGTTCATCCTCGATCCTGTCGACTACGCAGCCGCCGAAGATGCCGGCGAAATCGTCGCGGTGTTCCACTCGCATCCAAGCACGCCACCAACGCCAAGCCAGCCGGATCTAATGGCCTGCGAGGCAAGCGGGTTGCCGTGGCACATCTGGAATCCGAAGACCGGCGGCTGGGGCGAATGCCAGCCAAGCGGCTACAGGGCGCCGCTGATCGGCAGGCAATGGACTTGGGGCATCAGCGACTGCTGGACGCTGGCGCGTGACTGGTACGCCGAGCACGGATTAC